CAAACAGCGATCAAGTGTTCTTGAACGGAGTTCTTCAGAACGCTGGTGCAGGAAACGACTACGCCGTCTCGGGCACAACAATAACTTTTAATCGACCAGTTGAGACGGACGAAGTTGTTCTCGTAAACTATATTCTAGATATTCAAATTGAAACGCCAGATGACACAAGCACACAATCAAATGCGGGTCGCACAGAATTGGTTCATTGGTGCTTGAGAAAGCTGGGTGCACCAGTCATTGAAATAAACGTCGATGAAGATCAGATTCAAGATCGTGTCGATGAGGCTCTTTGGTACTTTAGAGATTATCACTTCGAGTGACTTAATAAAGGGCGCGACACTCACAGGCGAAACGAGTGGAGCAACAGCAACAGCATATGACAAATCTGTTGACGGTCGAACAATTCGTTTCAAGCTGCTCACTAACAAAACGTTTGAGATTGGCGAAACAGTCTCGGTTGAGGGAACAGATGAAACATTTAACGTTCTCACTATCACACTCGGCGACGTTGACAACAAATACATTCCACTTTCAACAAAAGTCATAAGCGTAACAAACTTGATTCCACAACAATCATCCACAATCGGCGGTAACTTAGGTGGCATGTTCGATTTTCAATATCAATTCGCACTGAACAACATGTTCAACTTAGCTTCAACGGATCTCGTAACATACGATGTGTACAAGCGATACATCTCTCTTTGGGAATTTATGTTTCGAGGATCAAAAGGTGTTCGATTCAACAGAAAGACCGATAAGCTGTATATCGATGTTCAAGACTGGACTGTAGATCGTTGGGTCGTTATTGAAGCATGGGCTGCACTAGATCCTGCACAATATACAGAAGTGTATATGGACGAATTTGTGCGCGAGTATGCGTTCAATTTGATCAAGATGCAGTGGGGCACCAATCTTAAAAAGTTTAGTGGTGTTCAGTTGCCGGGTGGTGTCACACTTAACGGGCAACAAATATACGATGAAGCAAAGCAAGACTTAGAGAAGCTGCGGGAGCGAGTTCGAAAAGAATTTGAGCTTCCTCCCGAATTCATGGTGGGCTAGCCTGTGGCAACAAACAAGTACTTCAACCTATATCATCAGAAGCAAGAACAATCACTGATGCAGAGCCTCGTTGAAGAGACTGTGAAAATTCACGGCATCGACGCGGTGTACATTCCACGAAAGCTTGAAAAAGTGGATCTTCTGTTTCAAGAAGACGTTCTGGCAAACTTTGATGACTACTACTTCATAGAAGTGTACATCAAGAACATCGATAGCTTCGATGGTGATCAAGACATATTCAAAAAATTCGGAATCGAAATCAAGAATCAAATCACATTCTCTATATCTCGATCTAGCTTCAGCAAAATAGCAGGCAAAGATTTGCCGAGACCAAAAGAAGGCGATCTCATATACCTACAGATGAGCACGGCAACAGGATTATACGAGATTAAGTTTGTCAAAGAAGACAGCATATTCTTCTCATTAGGCGAGTTTTACATCTTTGACTGCCAGTGCGAGCTTTATGCGCCATCAGACGAAAACATCAACACGGGCATCGATGACATTGACGAACTTGCATCTAGCACAGAACACCTTTTGTCTCTAGAGTTGGGCTCTGGTGACGGCGAGTTTGAAGTAGGTGAAGTGGCATATCAGGGGCCGTCGATTTTGGGCGCTGATGCTAAAGGAACTGTTGTGTCGTTTTCTGGCAGCGCCCTAATTCTTAAAGATGTCGTAGGCGACTTTGACTCGCCTCTGGGAACAATTAAAGGACAAACCGCAGAATATGATCTCGTCGTAAACGTCGATGAAACCATCACATCCGACTTTAGCGCACAGAACGAGGATTTTTCTGAAGAGTCAGTCATAGACTTCACAGAACACAATCCATTCTCAGAAGAGGACTTCTGATGTTTGGCTATCATTTCTACCACTCTTCATTAAAGAAGGTTGTTGCAGGATTTGGCAAGCTGTTTGCTGATATACACATCATTCGGCGCTTTCCATCGGGTGCGGAGAAAGAGAGAATTAAGGTGCCTCTTGCATACGGCCCGTCAGAAAAGTTTTTGGCTAGGTTCGCTGAGGACCCCGAACTAGACAGGGGATTTGCAATCAAGCTGCCCAGAATGGCGTTTCAAATTCAATCTGTGCAGTATGACTCAACACGAAAGCTCAACACATTAAAGAAGAATGTGCAGCCGATACAGGACGAACAAGGAAACGTAATACGCCAGTATCAGGGTGTTCCATACAAGATAAACATAGACCTATTCATTCTATCGAAGTATATCGAAGATGCCAATCAGATCGTCGAGCAGATTTTGCCTTGGTTCACACCAGCATACACAATCACGATCAACAGCATTCCGTCTATGAACTACAAAGATGATGTTCCTGTAATGCTGTCGTCCGTATCTCTAAGCGACAACTATGAAGATGATTGGAAAAACAGAAGAGACATAACATGGACCATGTCTTTTTCCATAGATGCTATGTTCTATGGCCCAGTTGCAGAGAAGAAGATTGTTACGTCTGTGCAGACTGACTTGAGAATTTCGACAACAAGCGCAGACTTATCATCGCAAGAATTTAGAGCGGCGGCACCTAGGGTCGTTCGCTTGACGACAAACCCTGCTGATGAGTTTGTGATGCACGACGAAGACTTTGGGTACATAACAGAAACAGAGCAGTTCTTAGACGGAAAAGCATACGACCCAGTCACAGGACAAGACATAGACGCGGCTGTTACACTTAAGCCAAAATCCGCAAAATACACAGGAAAAGTCATTCGTCCAAAGTTAGTATAAATTAGTGAATGACAAAAAACATTATTGAACAGTACGACACCGACAATTCCAAAAGCGTCGATACTGAAGAACAGTTGAAGTCTCCAAAAATCAAAAGTTTTGTCGCTACGCCAGAATCGGTCGATGCGCTCAAGGCAGACATCTCTATTGCCTCTGACGGCAAAGAAAGTGTGGCAGCGCCTATCATGCTAGATGTCAAACCGCCAGTTGAAGCGCCAAAAACAAACGAAGAGCTGAACACCGACTATCAGTACATTCGCAACAACCTCTACACAATCACCGAACGTGCAGTAGAAGCACTCAATAATCTTGTTCAAATTGCAGATCAGAGTCAGCACCCTAGGGCATACGAAGTTGTCGCTCTCATGGTAAACTCTATAGCAAGCGCACAAAAAGACTTGATGAACATTCACAAAGAGCGAGCAAAGATAGACGGCATATCAGCGAAATCAAAACCAGATGTAGTGAACAACAATTTGTTTGTAGGAAACACAGCACAGCTTGACGAAATCATCAAGCAGATGTCAAAGACTTCTACCGATGAGTGACGAAACAACACAAATCACGCCCGACGGAATCAGAAACTACAAGAGTAACCCAAACTTAAAGGGTTCTGGCGTCACGTTTGTATTCACGAAAGCTCAGATAAAAGAGCGAGTAAAGTGCATGAACGATCCCATTTACTTTATTGAAAAGTACATGAAGATCGTAAACGTTGATGAAGGTTTAGTTCCATTCAAACTGTATGGCTTTCAGAAAGACTTGCTGAAATCGTATGTTGAGAATCGATTTACTATTGCAAAGCTTCCTCGCCAGGTGGGAAAGTCTACTGTGACCATTGGCTACATCATGTGGACTGTGCTGTTTGGTCCCATGCAGAACATAGCAATTCTAGCAAACAAAGCCAGCACAGCAAGAGACATTCTTGCAAAACTGGCGCTCGCATACGAGCACATACCTATGTGGATGCAGCAAGGAATTGTGTCATGGAACAAAGGGTCAATCGAGCTAGAAAACGGCAGTAAAGTGATCGCAGCGGCCACAGCTTCATCCTCGGCGCGAGGCAACACATATAATTGCATATTTTTGGATGAATTTGCCTTCGTTCCAAAAAACATAGCAGAAGACTTTATCACATCAGTATATCCCACCATATCATCTGGTAAGACAACAAAGGTGATCATGGTCTCAACCCCGAACGGCATGAACTTGTTCTACAAGTACTGGACTGATGCTGTTAATGGCAGAAACTTATACAAGCCGGTTGAAGCTCACTGGTCTGTTGTGCCAGGAAGAGACGACAAGTGGGCAG